TTAAATAGCTACGGTAGTCCAGTCTTTACCTCTATCATCGTGATATCTTGCAGTCTGTTTTGGTGATTTATGCCCCAGAAGTCTCTGCGTATCGATACCCTGAGCCTCATAAAGACGTTCTGCTAAAGAACGTTGTTCGTGAAAAGAGGCTGCCGTTCCATCTCCCCAATCAAGTTCTGCTTTATCCCGCGCTTTGCTGAAATTCATTGTAATGGTATTCGATTTCACCTGAGCACCACGTTCTGCCTGAGAAGTGGTTCGGAAAAAATGAACAAGATACGGACTTACTGCATAATCTCGGCACCGTGCGATTACTTCACGTAAGCTCCAGTTAATTGCGTTTAACCTCAGCGCGAGGGGAATGGCGATCTTGCTTCCGGTTTTCTCTTGGATAATATGAAGGTGGTCATCCCAAATATCGCTGAACTTCATGTTCGAGATATCCCCCAAACGCTGACCAGTAACAAGTGCTAAAAGCATAGCGTTACCCATATACTTGTGTTTTGCGTCGGCAATATCGAAAATTATCTGCCATTCTTCCAGGTTCAGTCGTTGCCGCGTTATTCGCCGGCGCGGCTGCTTTGTAGCAAGGGCAGGGTTGTACCCGGGTGGAACCTCCCCATAATGTTGAGCTTCTTTGAATACATCGATTAAAACTGAGCGGATGACCTGCGCCATTCTGGGTTGCCCATCTGAAATGTAGGCTTCCAGTATTTCAGCTATATCTCGCACATCTACCGACGAAATCAGCTTCATACCTACTCGCTCACGGAGCAAAGCTACTGGTTTTGCCTTTTGCTTATAGGTGTTCAGCTTAATATCGCCGCTATCCAGTCTTTCACCCTGGATCTTCCAGTAACGGTCGAGCCAGGTGTTTGCGGTTATAGCTTTACCTTTGCTGGTCGCGATTTTGTCGCTAATCGCCATGATCTGGCGAGAGCGTTGTTCAGCCAGGCGAGTATTCGCCTCGGTAGCAATTGCTATTGCCTCTGCTTCGTCAGTACCGAGGGCGTGAAATTTTCCCGTGATAGGGTGCTTATAACGCCAGTAAACCTTGTTGACCTTCCGGCTATACAGCGGATATAGATTCGGTACGCTGACATTATTTTTACGTGGTCTGGCAGCCATCGTTAAGGATCCTTAATAACTTTGGTGAATCAGAATTCTTGATAATGGGCGAAGCTAATTCACCAACCAGTTCCGCGTCTTCACGTACACGCCACAATCTCCCTTGCTTCATCGCTGGCGGCGAAAAAAGGTTTTGTTTTGCATAACGGCGAAGAGTGGAAACACTCGGCGGATTGCTGCGATATTTATCTGCTGCCCATTCCTCAAGCGTCAACATCTGAATCATGGTCGGTTCTCCACTGCCGGCTGCAACCGGCTATTTCAATCGGTACGCACATGACGAGCAGCCAAGCCTGGCTCCGTCGTTACATTTCAAACAAATTTCAGGTTCGCTGGTGGCCGGAGCCACCAGTTTCATGATCGGGGCAGGGACCAGCACCGGCATTGGAACTCGCTGGCGCCTGGCTTCCTCCAGTAATTTTGCCAGTTCCAGCAGCCGCGCTTTGCAGTCCATTGCCTCAGCGCGCCACCATGCGACATCTTCACGCAGCCTCCGTTGTCGCCGCAGTTTTAGTTTGCTGGGCATCAAATCCCCCTTTGCCTGCGCTTTAATTCGATAATTCCCTGACACTCTGCGCACGTCTGGCAGCCGGGAACAGCAGCACGGCGTTGTGCAGGGATATCTTCGCCGCACTCGCTACATTGCTCCGCTGATATAGCGTTGCGGTCGATACGCATGCGCTGAATGGCCTGGCTGATGTTCTGCTCTACCAGTTCGTTGGCCTGATCGATGATTTCAGCCGCCATCATGCATCTCCTTCATCTGCTCAAACTGACGGGCGACAGCAGCTGCTTCAGGCGATGGTGCGGATTTATTGCGAAGCCAGATGCAAACCGCACCATCTTCCGTGTCGTGAATGGAACCAACAAACCAGCCATCACCAGAAGGCGCTTCTGGTTGTTCGATAATGGTCATTGATGCCAGTTGTTGTCTCATTGCGTTGTATCTCCTTTGCGCGCTGCAACGCGCGATTTTTGGATGCAGGAATCCCTCGCCGGGTGGCGATAATTAAATTGATTTCGCTTCCATAAATGCCCCCGGAGGGGCATTTGCAGCAGAGAAATTAGGCGTTGAAGGTACCGATAAAAGTTTCCACCGCGCTATCTTTGAATTTTTCAACCAGCAGATCGCGGAATTCGGCGGCCATTTCTTCTTCGTAGCTTTCCAGTTGCGTGATACGAAGAACAAGAACCGGACTGTCGCTGGCAAGAATGCTCATACGTAACTTGATGCGGTACTCGCCGAGCCCTTCATAAGGGATGCACTTAAATTCGAACGCCGTCGGCATAATGTCTTTGCTCTTGGCTTCAACACTTTCCATCACAGAACGTTTGCCGCTGAAGTCCTGATCTTCATATTCAGCGCTGCGGATAGCGTCGATCGTAATTTTGCGAACTGCCGCCGCCGCGCGCTTGGCTTCGATAACCTGCCCGTCGGCATCGAACCCGGTGACATAATCAGACCAGTCTTCCAGCCACTCAGCCAATTGCTTCTGGCTGTTGCGATCGCCGTTAATTTTCAGCAGTGCGGTATACGGTGAGGTGCGTTTCAGTGCCAGAACAGCTTTGTTATCTGCATGACCGGGGTTTTCCAGCGTGCCCAGGTTGAATACCGATACCGCTGTCATGTTGTCGGCATTGATAAAACAGCGGGTGCCGTCAGCAGCATAGTCGCTGGAGTAGCGGACGAAATCTTCGATACTCTGGGTTTCCATCTTTCCGCGAAACCGAAAACGGGTGGTATAAAGCTTTTCCAGACTTTCCACGCTTACGTCTTTCGGCAGCGCGACAGCCGGGCAGTCAGCGCCAGCGAGCTTTTCTTCAACCAACTGACTGAAAACCAGATCGCGGATCTGACTAATGGCGGTTGAGTCGACTTGTTGAGACATGTTTTTTCCTTACGTGAATGGTTATGAAACCGGGCCGGTTAGCGCTGTGCCTGGTTCGGCTGGCCCTGAAGGGTGAACAGTTGCCCCTGGTCTTCCTGCAACACGGTGAGCTTCCCGCCGCGGTTGACGTACATTGGGGTTTCGGTGGTGTCCTCTTCGGACGTTTTACCGCGCGGCGTTGGCTTAACGTATGCCAGCTTATGGACGATGCCCACGCGCTTTTCTTCCATCGAATTGCTGAGGCGGGAAATGTCGAAAGTGAGTGTCACCTTGCCTTTGTTGCCGTTGTTCAGCACGCCAAGGGCAACTTCATTCAGTGCTGCTGCCACTTTGGTTTCGAACACGCCGCCGTCGAGTTCCCCGAAGAAGTCGGGGATATTGGTCAAACGTTCTTTGTCCATCGGTCTTACCCTCAGAATGGCGGCAGACACCGCCGGTTAGTATCTCCACACAACACAAAAGAGCATCTGCGACTGCAATCGCCCGGGTGGATTGGGTTATGAGCCCGTCGCCCGGTGATGCTCTTGTGTGTTGCGTAAAAAATTGCGGCGCCATCACGGGAAAATAAGATCCGACGCCGCCAAAATTACAGCTGGCATTTTTTTGGTTGTGACACCGGGGCGCTACTCCCGCTTACTTCCCGCCGCTCTGTTTTAGGTATTGGTAGCCAGTTGCTGCTACTCAGCCGATTTCCGGGTCTTTGCGTCGGCCGGCGCTGCATCGCGCTTACGAACATCACAACGGAACAAGTGTTACCACTGTTTGATATGAATGTACCTTTAGTTACCAGTCAATGCAAATAAAAGGTACCTTTTTTAACGAAAGAAGTGGGAAGGAAGGAATGACTCGTAGATTAAACTGTCAAAAAATGGGGGGTGTTTTTCAGATTCCGCCTATATGCCTTAGAAGGTGTAGGGTTAACATCTGAAAAAATTTTCACCATAAGATCAGTCGCATATGTCGAAAATAATATTTAATGGTTCTACACACCAAATTACCTTAGTTGATGGCAATGGAAACAATATCGGTTCATGGGCTGCATATAACAATGTAGATAGCCATGCTACTTTAACGCATATCAAAAACGGGACGTACATATTCCAAGACAGAGTTCATCCACACCGTCATCATTCAGCAACTGCTGATACAACAGATGGCCCTTATGGAATGTATGGCATTTACCGTTTTTCAGTCCCTGGTCATCCAGGAATTGGCCTTCATTCTGGACGTGCGCATGCTCGCCATGCGCCAGGCCCTCAACATGCAACTATGGGATGCATAAGAACGTCAGATGAGGGAATAGCCGCAGTAATAAAAATGGCCAGTACTTCACCGCTTACAACAATCGAAGTGATTGGTAATACTGGACGTGCGGCACATGCAGCTACAAAAAGAAATCATCATCAGTCGCTTCACAACCGACATTACGGGTAAATATTCGCAATGAAACAAATAATTTTTCTGATGCTTAGTGGACTGCTGGCAGCAAATGTATCTTGGGCCAAAACATGCTCCCCCGCGGATGCCGAAGCTGCTGATATGGCAGTAGATTCATTAAACTCATGGACTTCTGTTAACCAAAACCGGGTTAAGTTTGGTCATTGCGATGATGGTGATATTTCGGAAGGTATTTCAGAATCAGTTGCACGTCTCTTGGCAGATCACTGGGACACTTTACCCGAGTTAGGGAGCCAGATCCGTAAAGCTCCTGCTTTAAAGAAATATGTTCTTCGTCATATTGACTCGACGCTTGATACAAAGGATCTGGACAAAATCCAGAATCAGGCTGAGCGTTTTTGCCCTGCAAAACAGGAAGAGCTTTGTGGGGAGATCAAAGTAGCCGCCAAAAAAGCAGCGGAAGAATAAACTGCTGCAAGATAAATTGTGCGGTGCCATGGATTGGCACCGTTATAAATTCTGAGTAATTTGCACAACCCTTCCAACAATACGGCAATTGCCATCGATTGGAATTGGTTTGAAAGCTGGATTAAGAGGCATCAAATAAGAAAAAGGACTATCCCAAACAAGTTTCTTGACAGTTGCTTCCGATGTTCCGTCCAGAACTGCCACGACAATCTTTCCGAATAAATCGTCTAGCTGCCCAAAATGCGGCTCAACAATGACAATTGCCCCCTCAGGGATTGATGGCAGACCATTTGGATTTGTCATTGATTCCCCCCGTACAATCAGCGCAAAAGCCTCATCAGAAACCTCTGCGGTCGTTTGTGTCCAGGATATAACATCTGTCAGTTTGGAGCTCGCATAGGATTCGGTCCAGTGACCAGCTTGTACTGCAGAAATTATAGGGATAGCAATGGGTGATTTGATAAACGGAATAACTTTCGTGTCGTCTTTCTGTTCTTCGCCCTTCCCATAGAGGATCCACTCAGGTGTTGTCGCCAGAGCATAAGCGAGTTGATGAAGATTCTCCCCATCCGGCTTGGTTGTACCGTTCTCCCATTTAGTAACTGACACACGGCTAACCCCAAGCTTTTTAGCTAGGGACTGCTGTGTGACGTCTAACTGTAAACGTCGGGCTCTGATTCTGTCTTTCATTTCCGTTTTCATGTAACTAATGTTACCTGCATTCTATGTACCTATTGTTTGCTAAATGATGTACCTTTTGTTACCTTTAGGTCGTTAATAAGAGGGGGCACATTATGCGTAAGAAAGACGTAATTAGTTTTTTTGGCGGTACTTCTAAGACAGCAACAATCCTAGGTATTACCCACCCTGCAGTATGCCGATGGGGTGAAGTAATTCCACAAAAACAGGCATTTGTAATCGAGAGGATAACTAAAGGCAAATTAGTGTATGACCCGTCCTTGTATAAAAAAGGTAACTGACAAAGCGATCAATATTAACCACAGAATTAAGGGGTTAACCGTGGGTAACCAACATTGGAAAGTAGAAAAGCAACCGGCGTGGCTGGTGGCGGCAATACGCAAGACTATCGCGGCGTTGCCGGGCGGCTATGCGGAAGCGGCTGAAATACTCGATGTAACAACTGACGCGCTGTTTAACCGCCTGCGTGACGGCGGCGATCAGGTGTTCCCGATGGGCTGGGCGATGGTACTTCAGCAGGCAAGCGACACGAAACATATCGCTGATGCCGTATCGCGCCAGTCAAACAGCGTGAACGTGCCGCTGGTGGCAGTGGATGACATAGACAATGCCGACATCAACCAGCGCCTGATGGAATCAATCGAGTGGATCGGCAAGCACTCAACCTATCTCAGAAAGGCAACTGCTGACGGGGTTATTGACCAGGCAGAACGCGAACAAATCGAAGAGAACAGCTATCAGGTAATGGCGAAGTGGCAGGAGCATTTAACGCTGCTGTTTCGTGTTTTCTGCGCGCCAGAAAAGGGTGACGCCGGCGAGTTGCAGCTCCCGGCGTCGCGGCGTGTCGATCAAAGTGGAGATACCAACGCATGAACAGTTTAACGGCTAAAAGCCGCTTACCGCAACTGAGGATGATCCCCGTTCCGGGCGTCCCTCTGTTTCGGTATGAGCGCAGATTATCAAACCGCTGGGTGTCATGTAACCACAGTCGGGCGGCGGCAATCGTGGGGGTGTATTACCGGAAGGCGAGGCAGCTATGCGCGAACTTAACCGCAGATTCAGAGACCAGTACGGCATCCCTGTTCGGGTTATCAGATGGGAGCCGGAAACGCAGCGCGTCATCTACCTGCGGCAAGGCTACGAGCATGAATGCTTCAGCCCGCTTGAGCAGTTCCAGCGTAAATTCAGAGAAATAAAGGACGACCATGAGCACTAAATTAACTGGTTACGTCTGGGACGCCTGTGCCGCTTCTGGCATGAAGCTGTCCAGCGTGGCGATCATGGCGCGCCTGGCCGACTTCAGCAATGACGAGGGCGTGTGCTGGCCGTCCATCGAGACGATTGCCCGCCAGCTTGGTGCTGGTGTAAGCACGGTACGCACCGCCATTGGCAAGCTGGAGGATGAAGGCTGGCTGTCACGCAAACAGCGCCGCAACGGCAACCGTAACGCATCAAACGTCTACCAGCTTAACGTGGCAAAACTCCAGGCTGCTGCCTTTTCTCACCTGTCAGATTCTGACCCGTCAAAATCTGACGCATCAAATTCTGATGCATCAAAATCTGACCCGTCAAAATTCGACGCGTCGAAATCGAGCAAAACCGGCAGTTTTCACCCCCCAGAATCTGGCGGGGATCCGTCAGTAAATTCAAAACAAGATCCATCAGATAAAAAACCTTCTCGTCCGGTTGCTGCGCAACCCGACCCCGAGGTGGTGATCACCGATTCTGCGATTGAAGTTCTTACCTACCTGAATCAGGTCAGTGGTTCCCGCCGACAGAAATCACGTACATCGCTGGAGAACATCCGTGGCAGGTTGCGTGACGGTTATAGCGTTGAGGATCTGAAACGGGTCATCGACCTGAAGCATGAGCACTGGCGCGACAATATCAAAATGTATCAGTACATGCGGCCTGAGACGCTGTTCACTCCAGGCAAATTCAGTGGGTACATGTCGAGTGCTACCGCCTGGGATAAAAAGGGCAGGCCACCCCGTGAGACATGGGACCTGGAACGGGGGCGAGATATCAACGCGATTAGCCGCCCTGATACAACGATTCCAGCGGGGTTTCGGGGATGAGATACGGATCAGTTTGTAGTGGCATTGAAACCGCCACCGATATCGTGGCCATTCTCTGAGGGGGAACCGTGGAAGAACGCAAACCACTGACTGACCGGCAGCAGCAGGTTCTGAATGCGCTGGTGGATTTTCACAACATGCACGGCTACCCGCCAACCTATACCGAGCTTGCGGCGCTGATTGGCGTCACCTCGGGCAACGCTGCCTTTGAACACCTTCGCGCCCTGGTGAAAAAAGGCTACATCACGATCGCCAGCGGCACTGCGCGCGGAATCAAAGTGCTGGGTGTAAACGACACGCTGGCGCTCGATGAAGCCGAACAAGTTATCCGGTCGCTCCTGGAGGGCGAGGAAAGCTCGGCTGATCTGGCTCAGGAATGGCTCAAACGCAGAGGGTCCACGGCATGAAGCTGATTTTACCTTTCCCGCCAAGCGTCAATTCTTACTGGCGCGCACCTAATAAGGGACCATTGAAAGGCCGCCATCTTATCAGCGAAGCCGGGCGAAAATTCCGTAGTGAAGCCTGTGCGGCCATCATCGATCAGTTACGCCGTCTGCCTAAACCTTCTACTCAACCGGCTGCAGTGGAAATTCTTCTTTACCCGCCGGACTCCCGAAACCGGGACATCGACAACTACAACAAGGCGCTGCTGGATTCTTTAACGCATGCCGGAGTGTGGGAGGACGACAGCCAGGTTAAACGCCTGCTGGTGGAGTGGGGGCCGGTAGTGAAGGGCGGCAGGGTGGAGATCACGATCACAAGGTTTGAACAAAAAGCGGTTGCAGCCGCTTAAAGGAGATACGCATGCAACAGATGAACGCAACACAGCTTTGTTCACAACATCACTCATTTCTGGCCGGGCAGGAACTGACGATGAGCAGCCAGGAAATCGCCGATCTGGTTGAGTCGCGTCACGACCATGTTAAACGGTCAATCGAACGTCTGGCAGAGCGCGGGGTTATTCAACTTCCTCCAATGGGGGAAGTTAGAAACCACCTCGGGCAGGCGGTCGCCGTGTATCTGGTAGGTAAGCGCGACAGCTATGTGGTTGTGGCGCAATTATCGCCGGAGTTTACTGCCCGCCTGGTGGATCGCTGGCAGGAACTGGAGAACCAGCAGGCTATGCCGGTACCAACGTCATTGCCTGAAGCGTTGCGCCTCGCTGCTGATCTGGCTGAGCAGCAGCAACGGCTAAAACAGGAACTGGCCATCGCCGCGCCGAAAGTTGAATTTGTCGACCGTTATTGCTCCGCGAAAGGCTCAATGTCATTCCGGCAGGTGGCGAAGCTGCTTAACGCCAAAGAGCCCGAGTTTCGATGCTTCCTGCTGGATAACGACATTCTGTATCGCCTGGGCGGCACGCTGACACCGCGCCACCGTCATATCGCCCTTGGTCGGTTCGAAGTGAAAACCGGTACCAGCACCGAAAACAATCATGCATTCAGCCAGGCACGATTTACGGCAAAAGGTGTGCAGTGGATTGGAGGTCTGTGGGCGGCACATATCGCGAAGGAGGGCGCAGAGTGAGGGCGCTGTTAAACCCCGTCGTAGTAACTGAGCTTGGCCTCGTTATGTTCCGACCCGGCGTGGCCCTGCTTCCATATTTTCGCCGCGGCCGCATGTTGCTTGAGAACGAACCCGAGCGCCTGGCGGGTATGCCGAACGGTGAACTGCCACCGGCAGAGCAACCGCTGGCGGAAGATCCTGCACTGGCTGGCGTGTTCGAAAATGATGCGGTGTTGCGCCGCGCTGGCGGCATTAACGGCCTGGAAAGCTGGCTTGAATCCGGTACTGGCTGCCAGTGGCCACACGAAAGCTGGCACGCAGAGAACATGACTACCATGCGTCACGCGCCGGGCGCGATCCGGTTGTGCTGGCACTGCGACAACATCCTTCGGGAGCACAGCACCGAGCAACTGGCGGGTATTGCCCGCGCAAATTGCGCTGCATACATCCTCACGACCGCCCGCCGTGAGCTTGGCTTCGACGACTCCCATTCACTGACGCTGCCGGAGTTCTGCTGGTGGCTGGCGCGTTACGGCCTCGCCGACGTGCTTCCGGAGGAAGCCGCCCGGCAGGTTCTCCTTATGCCTAAGCCGGTCATTAAATCGGTAACGCGCGAGCTTGATCTGGTGCCCGGTATGCCGCAGGCGCGGGAAATTGTTGAGGAAGTGGCGAAGCAGGTGCTGGCGCTGCGTATCGATCCGGAGACGCCGGAATCCTTCATGCTGCGCCCTAAACGCCGCCGCTGGGAAAACGAGAAGTACACCCGCTGGGTTAAAGCGCAGCAATGCATGTGCTGCAACAACCCGGCAGACGATCCCCATCACCTTATCGGCCACGGTAATGGTGGAATGGGTACAAAGGCGCACGACCTGTTTGTGATCCCGCTTTGCAGAGCGCATCACGACGCGTTGCACGCTGACACCGTGGCCTTTGAAGAAAAATATGGTAGCCAGCTTGTGCTGCTGTTTCGTTTTTTAGATCGCGCGCTGTCCATCGGCGTGCTGGCGTAAAGTGGAGACGCTATGAACCTCGAATCATTACCAAAATTCTATTCGCCAAAGTCCCAGAAGTATAACGACGAGACACCGGCGACGGCTGGCATCGCGTTAACCATTACCGATGTAATGGCGGCACAAGGCATGGTGCAGTCAAAAGCATCGCTTGGTTTTAATCTGTTCCTGGCAAAGATGGGGATTCAGGATCCGGCACCGGCGATTGATGGACTGATGAGCTATGCGCTGGCGCTCAAAAATCCGGTGCTGATGAAACTCAGCGAGAAAGCCCGCCTCGAAATTCTGCCGGTGCTGGTGCAGTTCGCCTATGCCGATTATTCCCGATCGGCGGCAAGTAAGGCGCGGTGCCCGCATTGTAATGGCCTTGGTGTATTGCATGTTATGCGCGATGTGGTCAAGCACCCCGGCGTTAAAGGCGTTGAGGCAAAGGTCAGGTATGAAGAGGTTCAAGAGATCTGCCATCACTGCGGCGGTAAAGGAGAGGTGAGAACAGCGTGCCGTGGCTGCAAAGGCAAGGGTGAAGTGCTCGATGAAAAACGCACCAAACTGCACGGTGTGCCCGTTAATAAGGTATGCGGTCGCTGTAATGGCAATCGCTACAGCCGCGTTCCGACTACGCTTGCCCGCGCACTGGTCAAAAAGGTTGTGCCAGACCTGACCAATTACGAATGGTATAGCGGTTATGCCGATGTAATTAACGCGCTGGTGACTAAATGCTGGCTAGAAGAGGCTAACGCAGAGATGCATTTAAGAAAAGTGACACGTTAG